TGGAGCTGATGCTAAGAAGATGTTTACTGACAAGGTTGTACCAATAAGTGTTAATTATCCATTCTTCTTTAAACCGATCCAAGATGGTATGGATCGACCTAAAACAGAGTTAGCATATAGAGTACCCGCTTCAAAGCTAACAAGAAGGAAATTAGATTCTGGAGAGAAGTTATTAGAAATAAAAGGATTAGATACCACTATAGATTGGAAGAATACTGGAGATAATAGTTATGATGGTGAAAAGTTAAAACTATTAGCTCACGATGAAAGTGGTAAATGGGAGAGACCTGATAATATACTTAATAACTGGAGAGTAACGAAAACCACTCTTAGACTAGGTAGTAGAATTATAGGTAGGTGTATGATGGGTTCAACATAGAAATCGCAATGGTCAGACAAGCTCGGGATTATATTCTTTGTTCATACCTATGGAATGGTCCTACGAAGGATACATTGATTCTCATGGCATACCTGTATTCGATACACCAGAAAAACCCGTACCTGGGATTGATGGATCTAGTATAGACATTGGTGTAATTGATCATTGGCAAAACGAAGTCGATGGTTTAAAGAATGATCAAGATAGTTTAAATGAATTATATAGACAATTTCCAAGATCAGAACAGCACGCTTTTAGAGACGAGACTAAAGAAAGTTTATTTAATCTTGTTAAAATATATGAGCAAATAGATTATAATGAAGATATAAATAATGTTGCTAATATAACAAAAGGTAGTTTTCAGTGGGAGAATGGTATTAAAGACACTAGAGTGGTTTTTCATCCAGATAAGAACGGTAGATTCAATATCTCATGGGTTCCACCTAAAAATCTACAAAACCGAGTGATAGTAAAAGATGGGTTGAAGTATCCTGGTAATGAACATATTGGAGCTTTCGGTTGTGATAGTTATGATATATCAGGTACAGTTGATAAAAAAGGCTCAAATGGGGCTTTACACGGTTTGACTAAATTTAGCATGGAAGATGCTCCTCCTAACCATTTCTTTTTAGAATATGTAGCAAGACCTCAAACAACTGAAATATTTTTTGAAGAAATATTAATGGCTTTAGTTTTTTATGGTATGCCACTGTTATGTGAGAATAATAAACCTAGATTACTTTATTACTTAAGAAGACGTGGATATAGAGGTTTTTCAATGAACAGACCTGATAGAACTTGGAACAAACTATCTACCACAGAAAAAGAAATTGGGGGGATACCAAACTCAAGCGAGGATATAAAACAAGCTCACGCTGCAGCTATAGAATCTTACATAGAGTCTTATGTTGGATTATTAGATGAAACCTATGGAGATATGTATTTCCAAGGTACTTTAGAAGATTGGGCTAGATTTAATATAAATAATAGAACAAAGCACGATGCAACTATAAGTTCTGGTTTAGCTATAATGGCTTGTAATCGAAACTTATACAAACCAGTTGCGGACAGAACAGTTAAAAAAATCGATTTAGGTATAAAAAGATATGACAATAAAGGTTTTATTTCAAAAATAATAGAATAAATGGTTTACACTAACAGTAGCGGCTCTTTTCCAGATCAGGTAGTACCAGATGCAGAGAAACAGAGTTTAGAATACGGACTTCAAGTAGGCAGAGCAATAGAAAATGAATGGTTCGGTGGAAATAGTGGTGGTACATACGGAAATTACGGAAGTAGATTTTCTAGTTACTACAACGATTTTCATAATAGAAGATTATATGCTAGAGGCGAACAATCAATACAAAAATATAAAGATGAGTTGTCTATAAATGGTGATCTATCTTATTTAAATTTAGACTGGAAACCCGTACCAATTATACCAAAATTCGTAGATATTATTGTTAATGGTATATCAGACAAAGTGTATGATATAAAAGCTTACGCTCAAGATCCTCAATCTATATTAAAGAGAACTCAGTATGCTGATGGTTTATATAGAGATTTAATGCAGAAGGATTTAATAAGTTCTATAAAAGAAAATTTAGGTGTAGATTTAACTAGTCAACAAGGTACTAATTTAGATATAAGAAATGAAGAGGAACTATCTGTACATATGCAACTCGACTATAAACAGTCTGTTGAGATAGCTGAAGAAGAAGTTATTAATGACACTTTAGATAGAAACAAGTACGAGTTAATAAAAAGAAGGTTAAATTATGATTTAACTGTTTTAGGTATTGCCGCTTCAAAAACTTCATTCAATACCGCTAATGGTGTAACTGTAGAGTATGTAGATCCAGCAAATCTAGTTTGGTCATATACAGAAGATCCAAATTTTGAAGATGTATATTATGTAGGTGAAGTTAGATCAGTTACTATTCCAGAATTAGTGAAGCAATTTCCACATCTTACTCCTGATGCGATAAAAAAAATACAAAAGTATCCCGGTAACACTAGTTATACTAGAAATTGGAATGGAAAAGACGATGGTAATTCAGTACAAGTTTTATATTTTGAATATAAGACTTATACTAATCAAACATTTAAAATAAAACAAACACCATACGGGTTAGAAAAAGCTTTAGAAAAACAAGATACATTCAATCCACCAGTAAGTGATTCGTTTAAAAGAGTTAGTAGATCAATTGAAGTTTTATATTCTGGTGCTAAAATATTAGGTTTTGAAGACATGTTAGAATGGAAGATGTCAGAAAATATGACTAGACCATTTGCTAATAACACTAAAGTAATGATGAACTACAACATTGTTGCTCCTAGAATGTATAAAGGTAGAATAGAATCCACTGTTAGTAGAATAACTGGTTTCGCTGATATGATTCAAATTACACATCTTAAGTTACAACAGGTATTATCTAGAATGGTACCAGATGGTGTGTTCTTAGATGTAGATGGTTTAGCGGAAGTTGATTTAGGTAATGGTACTAATTACAATCCAGCAGAGGCATTAAATATGTATTTCCAAACTGGTAGTATAGTTGGTAGATCAATGACTCAAGATGGTGATATGAACCGTGGTAAAATTCCAATTCAAGAATTACAAACATCAGCTTCAGGTGCTAAAATACAATCTTTAATTCAGACATATCAATATTATCTTCAAATGATAAGAGATGTTACCGGACTAAACGAAGCCAGAGATGGATCCACTCCTGATAGCGATGCGCTGGTTGGTATACAGAAAATAGCAGCAGCTAATTCAAATACTGCCACTAGGCATATATTAAAATCTAGTTTATATTTAACACTAAGAACTTGTGAGAATATAGCGTTAAGAATAGCCGATTGTTTATCATTTCCATTATTAAGGAGTTCAATAGAATCTAGTATATCAAGGTATAACGTAGGCACATTAGATGAATTAATGTCTTTAAATTTACATGATTTTGGTATATTTTTAGAGTTAGAACCAGATGAAGAAGAGAGGGCTATGTTAGAACAGAGCATTCAAATAGCACTCCAAACTCAATCTATATACTTAGAAGATGTAATAGATATTAGAGAAGTAAGAAATTTAAAGTTAGCTAATCAATTATTAAAACAAAGAAGAAAAAGGAAGACTGAACAAGATCAAGCTATGCAGCAAGCTAATATACAAGCGCAAGCGCAAGCCAACGCACAACAAGCAGAACAAGCCGCAATGAATGAGGTTCAAAAACAACAAGCATTAGCAGAAACAACATTACAGATCGAACAAGGAAAGTCTCAGTTTGCTATTCAAAAAATGCAACAAGAAGCAGAGATAAAGAAAGGGTTGATGGAGGTAGAGTTTCAGTATAACATGAAACTGGCACAAATGGAAGGTCAATCTAAAGAGAGCGTAGAAACTTCTAAAGAAGATAGAAAAGATGAGAGAACTAGAATACAAGCTTCACAACAAAGTGAACTAATAGATCAAAGAAAAAATGACTCGTTACCTAAAAGTTTTGAATCCGCTGGTAATGATAATTTAAGTGGATTCGGATTGGAGCAATTTGCACCAAGATAATTATTAATTTTATAATATCATATTATGGCTAAGAAAGAAAAAGAAGAAGTAAAGCAAGAAGGAGAATTTAAAATGAAGAAGAAACCTTCTATGAAAAAAATGAACAAGAAAGATGAACCTATTAAAGTAGATTTATCTAAACCTGCAGTTGATAAGGAAGTAGTGGAAGTAGGGGAGACTGTGGAACCAACAGTAGTTGAGACTAAGCAACCAGAGGTTGAAAAGATTACCGAAGAACCTATTAAAGTAGAAGAAAAGGGTAAAAAGGAGGAAATAAGTGTAATCCAAGAAATAACGGGGGAAACAAGTGAAGAAGAGACTGTTGTTAAGAATATTAAAAAAGAAATTAAAGAAGATCCAAAATTAAGTTTACCAGAAAATATAGACAAATTAGTAAACTTTATGAAAGATACTGGTGGAACGGTTGAGGATTATGTTAGGTTAAATGCTGATTATGCTAACATCGACAATGAGGTGTTATTACAAGAATATTATAAGAATACTAAACCACATTTAGATTCTGAAGAAGTAGGTTTCATTATAGAAGATAACTTTACCTATGATGAAGACTATGACGATGAAAAAACTATACGCAAGAAAAAGTTAGCGTATAAAGAAGAAGTTGCAAAAGCCAAAAACTTTTTGGAAGACTTAAAGGGTAAATACTATGACGAGATCAAGTTGAGACCGGGAGTAACTCAAGAGCAACAAAAAGCAACGGACTTTTTCAATAGATACAACGAGAACCAAGAGATGGTTCAGAAACAACATGAAGATTTTAAATCTGTTACTAATGATTATTTCTCTGATGAATTTAAAGGTTTTGAATTCAGTTTAGGAGAAAAGAAATTTAGATATGGAGTTAATAATCCTAGTGAAGTTGCTGACGCTCAAAGTGATCTATCCAAATTCGTAAAGAAGTTCTTAAACGAAGATGGTAGTGTTAATGATCACAAAGGGTATCATAAAGCTATTTATGCGGCGCGAAATGCAGACACTATAGCTAGTCATTTTTATGAGCAAGGTAAAGCCGATGCTACTAAAGATATAATGGCTAAATCTAAGAATATAAGCAACGAACCAAGGACTACGTCTTCTGGGGATGTTTATTTAAATGGATTAAGGGTTAAAGCAATAAGTGGCGTGGACAGTTCTCAATTGAAAGTACGAATAAAAAAATAAAAATAAAAACATAGATTATGGGAACATTATCACCCGCCTTAGGTGGGAATATACTGCCATCTCAAAACCAGATGGCATTATCTACAAATTATATGAGTTTTGACAGTGGTACAGCCACTTTCGCTCAACAATATCTCCCTGAGCTTTACGAAGCGGAAGTAGAGAGATATGGTAACAGAACTATATCATCTTTTTTAAGGATGGTTGGTGCTGAAATACCAATGACATCGGATCAAGTAATTTGGTCTGAACAAAATAGATTACACGTGGCTTATGACAACGCTGTGATTGGTACAGCTGCTAATGAAATTGATATAACTACTGGTGCTGGTATTGAGTGCGCTATTAGAGTTAATCAAACAATAGTAATATCTGACGGAACAAGTACATTAAAAGCTATAGTAACAGTCGTAGGAGCTGAAGCTGCTGGAGTTTGTGTTATAGAAGCCGAAACATATACCGCTGCTAGTTTAAATGCTGGTGGTATGGCTGCTGCAACAGCTGTAAGTTTATTTGTTTATGGTTCAGAGTTTGTGAAAGGTACTGTTGGAATGGCTGGTTCAATTGAACCTGATTTCACTCAGTTTAGTAACTCACCTATTATAATCAAAGACAAGTATGAGATCAATGGATCTGACACTGCTCAAATTGGTTGGGTTGAAGTTGCTACAGAAGATGGTACATCTGGATACCTTTGGTATTTAAAATCTGAGTCTGAAACAAGATTGAGATTTGAAGATTACTTGGAAATGGCTGTAGTTGAAGGAGAATTAGCCGCTGCTGGTTCTGGTGCAATTGGTCATCTACCTGCAGGCCCTGGTACACCAGCAATTAAAGGTACTGAAGGTTTATTTGCTGCTATATCTTCTAGAGGACATGAGATGCAAGGGTTTTCCGCTGCTAACTCTGGTTCCACTGCTTTAGCTGACTTTGATACTATACTACAACAGTTAGACAAAGAAGGTGCTATTGAAGAGAATATGCTTTTCGCTGATCGATCATTAAATTTAGATTTTGACGACATGTTAGGTGCTGTTAATTCTGGATATGCTGCTGGCGCAGGTGTTGGTACTTCTTATGGATTATTTAACAACGAAGCTGAAATGGCATTGAATTTAGGTTTTTCAGGTTTTAGAAGAGGTTCTTATGACTTTTACAAAACTGATTGGAAATATCTAAATGATGCTTCTACTAGAGGTTTAATTAATGATATAGAAGGTGTTTTAGTTCCTGCTGGAACTTCCACTGTTTATGATCAACAACTTGGTCAAAACATTAGACGACCCTTCTTACATGTTAGATATAGAGCATCACAAGCTGACGATCGAAGAATGAAATCTTGGATTACTGGTTCAGTTGGTGGAGCTTACACATCTGATTTAGACGCAATGCAAGTACAATTCTTATCTGAGAGATGTCTTTGTGTTCAAGCTGCTAATAACTTTATGTTGTTTACAACGTAATATAAATTGCGGAGGGTTTTAAACTCTCCGCATTATTAAACTTTTAAAATAAAAAAAATGGGTTATTTAAAATTCAAAAAAGCCAGTGGGCAAGTAGATTTACTTCCTGCTGAGGGGGTGATGCATGTTGGTACTCCAAATAATACAACTGTAGTGTTGAAATATGATGCTAACGCTGCCATGGATACTGCTACTATAACATTCGTTGATGCTTCTGGTACAGCTGATCATGAGAATCTAATTAGAACTGCAATAAATAGTTCTATTGAAAATATCAATGGTGCTTCTGGTCCTGCTGTTGTAGTCAATATGCCTACGTTAGTGACTGGTATTGTCATAGCGTAACAACTTCAAAACATAAGACCCTATTTAATTAGGGTCTTTTTTACTTATTAAATTATATTATATTATGAAAAATGAAAATGATAATTGGGAAATAAAAGATAGACATTATTTTTTAGCCAACGATAGAAATCCGTTGACATTAAGAATGTCATCTAGACACACTACTAGACATCCTCTACTTTGGTTTGATAGTGAAAATGGTCACCAAAGAGAATTAAGATACGCAACTAATCAAAAATCACCATTTGTAGATGAACAAAATGGAACAGCAACGCTGGGACATATAGTTTTTAAAGATGGTACATTAACTGTACCTAAGGAAGCTCAAAATTTACAAAAATTATTATCTTTATATCACCCACAATTAAATAGGATATACAAAGAACACGATAGTGTGGTTGAAGCGGAAGATGATTTAGATTACTTCCTACTAGAAGCAGATGCAATGAATGCGGCTATTGGAATGGAAATAGATCATGCTGAAGCTATATTGAGAGTTGAAATTGGTTCTAAAGTATCTAAGATGAGTTCTAAGGAGGTAAAGAGAGATTTAATTATGTTTGCTAAAAGAAACCCTGGATTGTTCTTAAATTTAGCTAATGACGAAAATGTTACTATGAGAAACTTTGCTATTGTAGCGGCGGAACATGGTATAATTAAGTTAGCTGATGATCAAAGAACCTTCAAGTGGGGTAGTAATGGTAGGAAACTAATGACAGTTCCTTTTGATGAAAATCCATATTCAGCAATGGCCGTTTGGTTTAAAACTGATGAAGGTCTAGAAGTCTATAAGTCTATAGATAAAAAGCTCAAATAACATGTGATTATATATAAGGCGGCAATACGCCGCCTTTTTTTTTAATAAGATATTACTATGGCAATAGATGTAGATGAGGTTTATAAAACGGTTTTATTAATTCTCAACAAGGAACAAAGAGGTTATATAACCCCAGACGAATTCAATAAAGTCGCAACACAAGTTCAACTAGAAACGTTTGAAAAGTACTTTGATGACGAGAACAAACAATGGCGTGTAAACGAGAATGATACAGAATACGCTAATAGATTAAAAAATGTAGATGATAAGATATCTGTATTTAAAACTTCTACTAATCCACTAATTAAAGTCTCTGATTATTTTCCAGAGCCAGCTGATCTATATCGTATAGGTACAGTTATATATAAAAGTTCTACAGAACTACAAAGAGTTCAACCAAATGAACTGCTATTAGTCCAAATGTCAGATCTGACAACTCCAACAACAGATTTTCCAGTTTATACTTATGAAAGTAACAGGATATATGCTTATCCTCAAACTATAGTTACTAACACCGATCTAACTGTAACATATCTAAAGAAACCTGCTAACGTAGAATGGGATTACACTGTCGACATCCCAACTGGTGGTTATGTTTACAATTCAGGTGGATCATCTCAGGATTTTGAACTTCATCCATCAGAGCAAACTGATGTTATAATAAAAATATTAATGTACAGTGGTGTTGTAATACGTGATCCACAGATTGTTCAAGTTGCAGCTGCTAAAATACAACAAGAAGAAGTTAGAGAAACTCTATAAAAAATAAAATATGGGATTATTACAAGAAACCAATCAAGAGTATTACGTAGGACAGAAAGTATTTTATATATTACCTTTAACTACGTTAAGTGCTGGAAATTTAGTGACATCATTTAATACTGAACTATTAGATACTGTATTAAATACTATAAATACTAATTATATATTAGAGACTAGTACTGATGGGGGTGTAATATGGAGCGAGTATTCAGGTAATTATAACGTTTTAGCAGACACTACTAATACGGTAGAGTTTGATACAGATATAGTTAACGTTAGTCCAACCATAACATGGTTAGTTAGGGTTAGAATATTACCACCAGCATTATATGATAATTATGGTAGTTACGAGTACATATCCTTAAATAATATAATCAATAATTTTCTATTAGCGTATGTTGGTAAAGACAAAATAATACCAAGTGCTAAAAGAACTGATATACTATTTCACGCTAAAAGAGGTTTACAAGAGTTTAGTTATGATACTTTAAAAAGTATTAAATCTCAGGAATTAACAATTCCACCTAGTTTATCTGTTATTATACCTCAAGATTATGTCAATTACGTAAAGTGTTCTTGGGTAGATAGTGTAGGGGCTAAACATATAATATATCCAACTAGAGTCACTAGTAATCCAACTGAACTACCAGTTCAAGATTCAGATGGTATACCTACTCAAGATGAATTTGGAGAGAACGAACAAGCAGCAACATCGACAACTGACGATAGATGGGCTGCTCAAGATAACTCTGCATATGAAGATTTTACTGACTATAGGTATCCAGAGGGACAATACATGTACGGTCAAAGATACGGTCTACAACCAGAGGAAGCTCAAATAAACGGTAAGTTTACTATAAACGAAAGATTGGGTAAGTTTTCATTTAGTAGTAGTTTAACTGGAAAAATAATAATACTTGAATATATTTCTGACGGATTAGCAACAGATTTGGAAACTAAAGTTCCTAAACTAGCAGAAGAAGCAATGTACATGCATATCGCTCATGGTATACTATCTGGTAGAATGAACGTGCCAGAGTACATAATAGCTAGATTTAAGAAGGATCGCAGAGCGGCACTTAGAAATGCTAAGATAAGATTATCAAATATTAAAATAGAAGAAATAACACAAGTATTCAGAAATAAATCTAAATTAATTAAACACTAATGGCTGAAGTTAAGAATACTTTTATTAAGTCCAAAATGAATAAGGACTTAGACGATAGAATATTATCTAAAGGTGAGTATAGAGACGCTTTAAATGTATCTGTTAGTAAATCTGAAGATTCAGACGTTGGAGCATTAGAAAATGCATTAGGCAATTTAGAAGTAACTGATTTAGGGTTAAGTACTGATTGCGGGTTGTCTGTGATAGGTCACTTTATGGATCCTAGTAATGACAGGATGTTCCTGATATTAACCAACTATACTGACATATCTGGGGATCAATTAAGTAACTTTGCTTCATCAAACTCTAGTAACTATATATACGTATACTACAATTTAACAAACACATATCATAAGTTAATTGAAGGTCAATTCTTGAACTTCTCAAAAACACATCCTATATCTGGGATAAACTTACTAGAAGATTTACTATTTTGGACAGACAATAGAAATCAACCTAGAAAAATCAATGTCGTATCGGCAGAAAACTCCTCTACATATTACCAAACAGAAGATACAATATCTGTTGCTAAGTTTTACCCAAGCAAGCCTATAGATTTATATAAAAACGAGGTTTTTGCAATTACAAGTTCAGATGGACCTAATCCTCCATTTACACTTCCAGGAAGTGTTGATGCTTATGTTTTTCCAGCTATAGCTACCACTAGTTACTACTCTGGATCAAATAACGGAAACGGTTTTACTGTTAATGTTCTAGACGCAACAGGTTTATTTACTATAGTAAGTTTAGGTAGTGGATATGAAACTGGAGATATATTACAAGTTAATTCAAGATATGCATCACCACTCCGTTACATAGAACTAACAGTTGCTCCAGTTAGTACAATGAGGGACGTTACTAGTAGATTTCTACCAGACGGAACAACCTCTAATCCGTATTATGATGAGAGTTGGGATGGTGATCCTGACTTTTTAAAAGATAAATTTATTAGATTCAGTTATAGATTTAAATTTGACGATGGAGAATATTCGTTAATGGCACCATTTACTCAACCAGCTTTTGTACCTGATCAAGATGGTTATTTTAAACAGTATGATGAAGATAGAACTTATCAAACTACTGAAGTGAAGTTCATGGAAAATAAGGTTGATAGTATAGGTTTAATTATAAATTCACCAACTGGTATAAGTTTTGACGACTTATATGATGATTTAAAGGTTACTGATATAGATATATTATATAAAGAATCTAACGGTCTTTCTATTAAAGTAGTGGATACTATAAATAAATCTGATTTCCCATTAGGTAATATTTTTGAATATAATTATAAATCACAAAAAGCATATAAAACCTTACCAGAAAGAGAGATAGTTAGGGTTTTTGACAAAGTACCAGTTAGAGCACTATCTCAAGAAGTTATAGGTAATAGAGTTTGTTATGGTAATTATTTAGACAAACACACTCCACCTAGATCCATAGATTATACTGTTAGTAGTAGTATAAAAAAAGAAGAATCTGATGATCCAGCATCTTATGTT